TCAAGTTCATCCTCACGGCTATCAGAATAGGCGGCAATCGCCATTGTCATGCGATGCAATGCGGTTTCTATGATGTCTTTGTCTTTCATACCAATCCGATTACGTCCTTGTCTTTCATCAGGATCAAGTCCTCATACTTGCGGTCAATTGTACCGCTGTACATGACATGATCACCTACGCGCACCATCAAGGGGCGTTTTGAATCTTTTTTGCCTCGCCCAACGGCAACTACCACACCCGTCTGCGTATCTGTTTCGGGTAGGATTAGCAACCCGCTTTGCACAAACGGGTCAGGGCGTACCGCAATGTTGTCGTGTAGAGGTTGGATCATTTTTTCTTTGCAGTTTTGGCTGATTGTTTAAAGTCTTTGGCGGTCGGGGCGCCAGCAGCGCCAGGCTTACGCATCTTTTCACCGCTTCCGGCTTTGATGCGTTCTTGCTTTGCGTTGATATTTGCGTAGAGTCCAGGTTTAGCCATGATTAACATTTCCACCGTTTAAGAGATGCCTTTGCACGTTCGCCATCCTTGGCATGGGCTGCAACCGCACCCATACGCGCACAAAAGGACGCCTTGCGCCCTTTATCTGCTTCGGTCTTAGGGTTGGGGGCGGGTGCTTTTAAGTTGCTGCCTGTAGCGGCGTTGTATTTCTCACGCCCTTTGGCAGTTAGCCCTGCGCCCTCTTTGACAGATAGCTTCTCGCCTCGCCCTACAGATAACGACACGGATTTCTTAGCCATTATGCACAATGAATGATTGCAAAGTTAAGGACAACAGCCTCAGACAAAGAGCCGCCGCTAATGTTACGCAAGGTAATAGTTGCCGAACCCGCGGTCATGCTAGACACCCAACAGTTGTAAGCGCCAGCAGTTGCCGCACCCGACACGTTTAGGATCAGTACGTCTTTGGCTGACAACACGCTGTTGGTCAGTGTAAAAGTTACGTTTGTGGTTGCAGCCAAGGAGGCTGCGTTCAAGGTAATCTGACCGGCAGAGGCGTTAAGCGTCACACCGGTAGATTTTGAAGTTGCTTGAGTAACCGCACCTTGTGCCGGAGTTCCATAACCAATCTCTGTGTCTGCGTAAACAGTTGTACCTTCGATTGTGCTAGGTGTTGTTAAGCCAATAGGCGAATTGTCAACGGTACCGCCAGAGATAATTTGATCGCTATACGCGACACCGATTGCTTGTGTATTAGGCATTTCAAGCTCCCATCCAAGAAGTTTGTAAACTATTAGTTGATTGACTACGGCGCTTTGGTTCTGCGTACTCTCGGTGCGCGACGGGAAATGCAAACGTCACGCATATAGCATCTGCGGCGTCGGGCGATGCTAACCCCCTCGCCTTCATGTCTTTCTTAGACTCTAAAAAGATCGTACCTTTAGAGTCGGGCTTCATTACTGGTGATATTAAATCAGTTTTAAGTACTCTGTCACTAGGAATCGACGCGGTTTTCAACCAATTTCGCATATCGCCCCACATCTGAGCCCTTAAATTACCATACATCAGCGGGTTTTTTGACTTATTTCCGAAATTCACGCCCCGAATCTTGTAGCGTTGCTCTTTTAGCCGGTCAACCACGCCCCCGCCCACGCCGCCTTCGTCAATTACTACCAGCGCGGGCTTATATTCTTCGATTGTTTCGATTACATGGCCCACCACGGTCATCGTATCGTCGCCCTTGAAGCGTTTAATGCCGATAATGTCACGCCCTTGGCGGATTGCAATTACGGTTGAGTCAGAACCAAAGCGCGCTGGGTCAACACCCACGATAATGGGGGCGGACAGGTCTTTGAGCCGTGGGCGCCGCATGGCTTCGTCCACGATCGATGATGATATGAACTGATCATCCCCCGCTGACGGGAAGTCACCGTAGACCTCGACTGCCGCTTGTGATGAATCGGCGCCGTATTCGTCGATAATCTGCTGATACACCGCCTTGTCCGTACCCTCGACCGTTCTTGCATCCACAATCTTGGTGTTCCAAAAGTCACGCTTGGAGTTGTGGCATTCGTAGAAGTAACCGGTGTTGCGGCGCGGGTTAGAAAACGCCAACCAAAAGCGGTTAGGCGTGTTCTCAGTAAAGAAGCCCGCAGTCACCGCCCAAATGGCGTCGTCAATACCGGAGGCTTCATCAAAGATCACCATCACACCGTCGTAGTTGTGGACGCCCGCGTACGCATCAGGGTTCTCGCTTGACCACAGCCGTCCTTCCACCGACCAATAGCGTGTGCCTTTCTTTAGGTCACGCTCGACTAGTTCGGTAATCCACTTGGCGGGCATGAGTCGCGTGGCGCTGACTTCAAACCAATGGCTGTTAAGTGACATCGCCAACCACTTGGTAATCTCTGCCCAGGTGACCGATCGTAACTGTGACTCAGAGTTTGCCGAAATAATGGTCGTCGAACCAATGCGTGTGGACAGCATCCATAAGGTGAGCCAACTGACCAACGCCGATTTGCCAATTCCGCGCCCTGAGCTTGTGGCCATCCTGAACGTGTCAAAGTCAATCTTGCCGCCGTTTTGCTTAATGTGTGCGGTCAAGTCTGACAGTACTTCGCGTTGCCAACGGCGTGGGCCGGTGAAGTTTTCTAAGGGCGTACCCTTCTGACCCCAAGGAAACGCATACAAGACAAAGGATAGGGGATCGTCTTTGATCTTAGGCGCCCAGAGGCGGCTCATTAGAGCCATCTCTTCGTCTGGGGAGTAGAGGGGGGTTTGCATGAGGCTGATTGTAAATGAAGAAATAATAATAAAAAATAAATTTTTGGGGTGAACCCTCCGCTAGCTAGGGCTCCTCGCAGGGCCCTCCCCCCCCCTACCCCTGGCTGTTGCGCTGCAACATTGCTGCCCTGCCAGCCTAGTTGTTGGACAACCTACATCTCTAGTTGTTGGACATCTGTCATCTAGTTGTCCAACGACTAGATGTCCAACAAGCTAAGACGTCTTGTTGCGGCGCAACATATTGCAATGCAACATATTGCAATGCAACATAGCATTGTGCAGCGCACAATCGAAATATTGAATTATTTTGCTTTATTTGCACTATTGTGCGAGATTGTGTGATATTGTGTTATTTCCCTAATCTGATTCATCACACCAGGACAATGACATGAGCAAAATTTTAGGCTATATCGCATATGAAGGCCCTTCACAATTAGACGGCGCACCCATTGTAGTTATCATCAACAAGGTTCACTCTAGCAGCGCCAACGATAAGACCGGCGCGCTGGTTCAATCGTTTATCATCCGCTCCGATGTTAATCCCGTGCAAGCGCTTGAGACCGGCGACGACGCGGCCATTTGTGGTGAGTGTGAGCACCGGCCAATTAACGCCAAAAAAACAGGAAAAGCGCCGTGCTACGTTAACGTAGGGCGCTCCGTGCTCGCCGTGTTCAAAGCTTACCAGCGCGGCCGGTATGTCAAAGTGAGCCCACAACAGTTATCACTCATACTCGCCGGCAAAAAGCTTCGCATAGGCACATACGGCGACGGCGCGGCCGCTCCCGTGTCGCTCTGGCAAACCCTGACACAATATACGGCCGATCACGTTGGATATACTCATCAATGGGGGCGCGCCGGCTTTGATCACTTTGGCTGGTCAACTCTTGTTATGGCAAGCGCTGACACGGCCGTGCAAGCGCTCGAAGCGCAAGCGCTTTCATATCGCACGTTTAGGGTATCAATAGGCCTAGATAAACGCGCCGGCGAGATCTCTTGTCCCGCAAGCGCCGAATCAGGCAAAAAGACTACTTGTGACAATTGTATGCTTTGCGCCGGTCAAATGAAGGCCGCCAAAAATATAGTTATTGCTGATCATGCGCTTGGCCACAAGCGCCGTGTCATACCAATTTTAGTAGCAGCATAACCCCCACGGCCACCACGCGTGGCCATTAATTTAACCGGATATATAAATCATGATCATACTTTGCTGGACTACCAAGCGCGCCGATGAGTTATTTGTCGATCACTACACTACATTTGAAACGCTAGATAACGCGCAGCGCGCGTACGATCTGATCAGCGCGGATGATAACGTCTACAGCGCATCTCTTTGCAAACCCTTTCAATCAACCGAACCCCATTATTTGGATAACTAACCATGTCAGAGAAAATCCACGCCACGCTAGCTGCATTGCTAATGAGCATTGCTTTTTTACTTTCCCTTTACTTGTGAGAGTTATTATGACCATTTCCCTAATCGCCGCGGGCTTAGTCATTCTCACAATACTAGTCTTCGACCTATAGCCCAAACAATACCCCTAGAATCGATTTTAAGCCCCTTTAGGGGCTTTTTTTATTGCCCTATGTACTTGCACTAAGGTATTGATTTAAACTTGCTACGGCCTTGTTTAAATAATGGATGATTACAATGGAACACGTTCAAACACAAGTACAGGTATCGCCTAGTACTCGCGAGCGTAATGACTGGGGATACTTTGAGCCAGTTTATGACTGGGATAAGCTTTGGCCCGAGATCTTAAAAGATATTGGTAATGGCTCGAGTCTTATCACAGCCATTAAAAAACCCGACTATCCAACGTACGACATGGTTCAAAAGTATATGCGCTCTAGACCTGAGATTAGGCGCCTATATGATGATGCTATTGAGATCCGCGCTGACTATCTCGCTGAAACCCTAATCGACATTTCCGAGCAACCGATACCGGAAGGTTTGGACGGGCCATATCTCAGCGCTTGGATTAATCAAATGAAAATTCGGATTGAAACCCGAAAGTGGACGGCTGCAAAACTTAGACCAAAACAATGGGGTGAGAAAATCGATGTATCGGTAACCCATACTCAGATATCAATCGTCCAGGCACTTGAACAAGCCGAGGCTCGACTTTTGGATGTGACCGATATTGAGCCAAACGACACTAAAGACTACTTAACAGACGATCAACCCATAAAAGACGATCAAACCACCAAAACCATACCAAACCACCAAACCCTCTAAAACTTCAATTCACTACCAAAACCACCCGCACCAAGATCGTACCAAATACCAGTATCTATAGATACTGGGTATGGTTTGGTACGGTTTTCTTGGCTTTTTGCCCCCAAACCGTACCAAAAGACAAACCATACCATTGGTACGGTTTGGTACGGTTTTTGATCATTCCACCCCCCGCATAATCAGCATACTTTGAGCCATCATTTTGTCCTGAACCACCCACCCATGACCCTCTGTCTTAAGTATATTTGAGTTAATTAGCTTGCCCATAAACCTGCTCAACTCGCTCGGATTGAGCATTTTTTGCACATTTGCCTTGCTGATTCCCTGCTTATCTAGGTACTCTTTGAGTGCCGATCGTGACACAAAAGGCACCCCTTTTAGGTCTTCGGCGCCACTATCAAACCATGCATTCTCAAACATTTTGCGGTGTTCTTGTACTTTATTGTCGGCGGCGGTGGCCTTAATTGGGGCGTCAACTAGCTCCAAAGTGGCACTTTTTACGGCCTCTTGGTCTTCGTCAAACCAGCCTGGTATCACGATCGGGGTGATCCTTGCATACAAAGGCTCGGACAATTCGCCGTCTTTTTGTTTGCGCTGAACGATCTCGAGTGGTTGCCCGTCTTTGCTTGGGATGATGCTTATTTCAATATCTAAGGCGCCGCGCCAGGCGCTCGAGCCGCGGGCTCGGTGCTGGGCTTCGTCAGATACGCCTGTGTGGTGAACAAGTAACACGCTGCAATTAAACTCCCGCATAAGTGCCGAGCAGGCATCTAACATGGTCTTGGCGTCTTGTGCGCTGTTCTCATCGCCTAGCAAAAAGCGGTGCAGGGTATCTACCACTATGATGGCGGGTGTCACGGGTAAAGATCTGATTTGATCGGCAACCTTTTGATACCCCTCGGGGGTGTTTAGGTCGCAACCGGACTTGGACAACCACATATTTAGCTTTGTAACTGCGTTTTTATGCTTCCATGCGGCGACTCGTCCGCGCAAACCTTGGTGGCCTTCACCGGCTAGATATACGACGGCGCTGGGTTTGACCTTTTGGTTTGCCCAGGTGGATAAGCCCGCTGCCATGTGCAAGACCCAATCTAAGACAACAAAGGTTTTGCCCCCACCGCTCGGGCCATGCACCATGATGAGTGCCATAGCTTGGATCCAGCGCTTAACTAACCATGTCACGGGCTCGGGCTTGGCACTAAAATCATCCGCCCCCACTAACCACTCATCATTGGGTGGATTAAGCAGGATTGACAAATCATGCCCTGCCTGGGCGTAGTCGTTGGCGTCGCCTTGTATGGGTGGCATGACCACGCGTGCGCCGTGTTTAGCGCTTGCTTTGGTGGCCTCATTGAGCCCCACGCCTGACACGTCATTGTCAGCCACAATCACAATGTTCTGTGTGGCGCCGTACTTAGCGCGCATGATGCCGGTCACATTCGACAGGTTATTGGCGGAGTACGCCACACAAACCGCCTCATTAGTCGCTTCGTGGATGGTCGCCGCGGTCGCAAACCCCTCGGCAATGTAAAGCGTTTGCTTAATCGCACCGATAAGCCAAAAACGTGAGCCTGTTACGCCCCCTGCGTGATAAAGTTTGTTACCTGTGGCGTCAATATATTGCAAGCTTGATAATTCACCGTCTTCTGAGAACAACGGCACGACTAGGCGACCATCACCCGTAACACGCGCACCATGTGCGGTAATGCCTTTGCGTTTTAGATATGGATGATCAGGGGATGCGGCGGTGCAGTTAGGCCATATCAACTCGACCGTTTCAACGGCTAATTCATGCTTGCGCTCTTGCTCGGCGTCGCGCAGTTTTTTTGCCGCTGCAATATGAGCAAGCAACTTCATCTCATCCGCGGGTGTGTACTTAACCCCTGTTTCGGCGCGTTTTTGGCTAGTAAATCCCGCCTTCCAACAGCCAAAAACTAGTACGGGGATGGGCTCTTCAAAACCAACGTACCAACCAGGCTTCTTGCGTTTGTCCTCATCACTCGCAAAACGGTGGATCTTGCCATCCAACACCAAATCTCTAGGGGCATGAAGCCCT